ATAAACCGTGTCGGAGTGAATTTTTTTCCACCAACACCGGGGATAATCTCGGCTAGCTTAGAGCCATATTCGTCAAGCAGCTTTTGCGCTCCACCCTTAAGTTGCCGCCCGACATAGCCAACACCGGCGCCGATCGCCTTACCTACGCCCTCGCCAGCCATTTGACCTAACCCTGCGCCAGCAGCCTCTCCCGCTATTCCCATCGGTGTTTTATCGCCGCCTGCTGCACTACCAGCCGCTGCGCCTAGAGCGGAAGCGCCGGCGCGAAAGAGCCATGGTGCTATCTTTGCGCCTGCTGCCACCTCTGCAACGCCAGGGATTGCGCCGGCTGCGGTCAAGCCAGCCAATGCGCCCCACTGTCCGGGAGTGTCGGGTACTAAATAAGATGCGGCCTTGCCGACATAGGGCACTTTTTCCACCGCTTCTCTGGGCATCCTGGCGAGCTTGGTCAATGTGCCTTCTTCCTTAACAGGAGCGAAATCTTCCCACGGTGCAGGCGTTACGGATGGGAGTCCAGCTTGCGCCCCAGCAGGTACTTGTTGAGTACCCGTCTGCCAATTTTCTTCCCACGGCATAGTAGGCATTGATAAGTCTAGTCCATCCTATTGAATCGCCGCTCTTTACCCGAACCCGCTTGTATGTCACGTTGCATATCATCTAATAATTGCCGCTCACCCTCGAAAACCTCCTGTGTATGGCTTCTATAACCGCAGATAGAGCACACTACCTGTAAAATCCGTGGATCAGTAACAACAAGCCCGCACTCTTCGCATGTAATCATTGGCTTACCTTTATCCAATTATTTTGGTCATGCGGATCACCGCCCTTAAAACGATGTCCCTTATAAATTGTTCCCCGTGCCGGTGGTGGCTGACCGGCCCCCTCTCCCGAGCCGCTACCCGAGCCGCTAGGCCCCCCGCTGTAGCCGCCTTGGCCTGCCGGTGCTACGCCCATTTCGGTAATTACATCTCGCGGGTTAATATCGCTTTGCTCGGCTAGCCGCGAGTATTCTTGGACTCGCTGTTCATGTTGCCTGGCTGATGCGTCATAAAGATTTTTGGCCGAGTTTCTAAGTTGGGTTACCTGTTCAGGGTCTAATCTTTTACCACTCCATACGCGCTCAAAGGATTGTAGGCCGTATTTAGCCAAGAGTGGACGGGCGTTTTGTATGAGATTAAATTCAGATCCCGTGACTATGTTAGGGTCTTGCATCTTAATAAAGTTGTAGATTGCTGCCACTTGACTCATTGGGTCATTGCTTTTTGTAGCCGCATCGATGCGGTTGTAAGAATCCCCCACATCGCGGAAATTCTTGCTCAATGTAGTAAATTCTTTGCGCAATACGGTTGCTTGGCGTGTCCTATTTCTATCCGTCGTTGAATCAGCGCGGTCGTTTGCTGCTCCGATCCTCTGTTGCGCCATGCTCATGGCGTTATCTAAGCCCTGCTGCTTCAGGCCGAGCATTTGACTCTGATATTCCTGTTTAGCCGGGTCTTCGCGTGCCGGTAGGAACTGCTGAATACCCCCTGGGTTAATTCGTGCAGTTGCTTGTAGCGATGGCTGACCTTCCGCCGCCGGTGTATTCGATAACTCTCCAATGGACTTTTGTTTAGCCTGTTCTGCGTCTATCGCCTGCTGCGTATGTTGAGTGCTCGCCTGCTTGTTAGCGACAGTGGCCGGAGTCTCTAACATTGTATTAAATTGTTGAGGATTGGCTCCCGTAAGCTGGCCAAACTTCATCATGAAGTTTAAGTCCAGCGGTCTCTCAGGTAAGGCGGGAGTTGCCGGAACATTCGGCCCTTTTACTAACGATGGGCTGGCTTCTGGCCTCGGTGATGCCTCCACTCCGGGTTGTGCTGCATATTGGTCACGAAGTTTATTAAGCCCCTCCTGACGTATTCCGTTCAAAGCTGGCCCAATCATCTTTTCCATCAAGTTTTCGGCACCCTTCAACGGAATACCCGCTTGAAGTGCAGTTGTCATAAATTTAGTCCCTAATTCAGGGATTTTAGTTTCATCGGTATTAGCGTGAATTTCCTGAAGCAATGCCGGTAATTGATTATTGACAAAATCGTGCTCGCGTTTCGCTTGATCGTTTACCGTTTGCTGGCCTGTCGTTTGACCACCAAACGCCTGCGCCACGTTGCCGACTACCGTGCCGCGTCCCGCTTGTGCCAAAAAGTCTGCTAGTCCCATAATTAATTACCTGAGTTAGGCGAACAGAGACATAAGGCCGCTAGCGCTACTGCCGCCGCTGCCGTCGGTGCTGGTGCTGCTAACTATGCCGCCTTGACCGCTCACACTATTACCTGTTCCATAACTCGTGCCTGATCCCTGAGAGTACCGTCCGGACTCAATGGCTAGAGCTATTTTCTTCATCCATGAATCAAGGATGGCCTGCTGGGTCTGCTCGTTAAACGCCGTCTGTCGTGTAGCCTCACCAGTATCAAAGCCAGTGCGGTTTTGAGCTTGTGCCAAATCAAAGGCACTCTTGCGTGTTGCTTCACCCGTCTCTGCCCCGAGCCGCCCTTGAAATGCATCACGTGCAGCTTGTTGGAGGTTGCTAAGGTAAGAACGGTCCATTGAGGAACGAGCAGACCCTTCAAGATATTGCGACGGTGAATTGAGTGCTCCGGACTGTGCTAACTCCTCTCGCTGTTGTGCGACAGATTGATCGTATGCCTGTTTTAATTTGGATTGTTGAGTTCCGTAAAGGGAATTCTCCAGCTTGGCAAAACCTTCCGGTGCAACCGACGTAAATTGCGCTCCTGTGTATGCGCCGGGGGTATATTGCGGATTGTATGTTGGATCCGTAAGCCCGGCCTTGGGTGTAAATGCATACTTTCCAGTCTTGTCGTTTTGGCCCACCTGAGCCCAATGCTGATATGGATCACCACTATAGTCGGGATTAGTGGCAACCTCGGGGTGCGCCTTTACATATGCGGCCGCGTCGAAGTTCTCGGGACTCTGATCGTATGACTGGCCGCCATTGGCAAACTGCCGCGCCTTTGTCATAAAATCTTCGTTATACTTAACTCCGCTCTCTGAGGACTGCTCTGACTGCTGTTTACTCTTCTGTTTACTACCGCCGCCGCTAATACACTCGGCAAGCGGGCCGGAGTATTCGCAACTGTCACGTTCAATAACTACGCCAGTAGTCAAGTCGATTATAACTTTAGTTGATATGCGCATTAGTTTGCCCATAGCGGTTATTTCTCACGAAATGGAACTCGTATTCCTCATCCTTGTGGCGGTGAAACGCATAGGCGCGGGCGTTTAAGCCCCTCACTATCTGACTAATTATTCTTAGCGCGTTGCCCGGAGTAATGAGCATAACCACAAAGACTAGCGGCCCCGCCGTTAAATCGCACTTCAGCAGCACGTCAAAATCGAGGAGTCTCACCGCATTGATAAGCTCGGGGTAAAACTGCACATAGCCGAGCAAAAACCGCCTGTCAGGTTCATAAAACAAACGGTCATTTTTATGACATAGCTCAAGAGTGTCATCTATCTCATCGTCGGCTAGGAATGGAAAGTGTTCTACCATCAGTTGCTCTAGTTCGCCCATTCGTTCGCGACGCCTCGTCAGAATATGAGTATCCGTAGTGAAGTGGTTGAAATATTGCTTTTTAAATAGATGTGACCCGTATCCCAAACCGTATTGCCTGTGTATAGCGTCGCCGCCTTATCCTGAGCGATAACAAGCCACCCGAGCGGAATAACCCCCAGGCCATGCTCTATTGCAAACTCCACATCGGCACCGGCGCTGGTTACCTCGACAAATTCCGTCTTATCAATCGCTTTATTGACAATCTCACGGATCTGCGGCTGTAGGTCCTGGGGTTCCTGAACAAATTTCATTTGACCATCCAGCAACTAGAGCCCACTCCGAAAATAACGTTTCCCGGTTTATCCCAGAGGGCATTGATTTGTAAAATCTGGTCTGCGGTACTATCAACGGCCAACCCGGTTGAATTAAGAAACTGATTCTGGCCCGTTGCCGAGCCCATATAGAAATTGGGATCAGACGTTTGTAAAAACATGCGCCCTATACCGTACTGCGCAGTGACCGATCCGCGCGCCCTGAGCGTTATATCCACGTGCGCGGCGACGTTTGTTTGAGATATACCCGTACCGTTTGTGATAAGAGGGTCAAAAAACAGGGTGCCGCCAAAATAGTATTTTAGTTTGAACGTCGTATCCGTGGCAATATTGATTAAAAAATCCTGCGATAAATACAGATAGTTGTCTGATCCAAGCGCATTAGCCGCAACGAAAATAGGTACATAAAGTTGAGCCTCGCCTACAAATGCCGAACTTGGCTCGCCCACATCGGTTGAAACCGTAGATAACGTGGACCCCAAGTTGTTACCCAGCGTATTTATGTTGGCAGTTATTACTGCCAAATCGCTTGTCAAGTTATGGATTTTTGATTGCTGGATATTCGCGGCGGCCGCAAAATTGGCGTCTATCAACCCGCCATTATGGTCAGCATAGAGAGTATTGATTTGGTCGTTGACCTTGGCCGACTCAATATCAGTTATCGGCTGAAAATCCCCGTGTGGTTTTACAATGAGTGTCATAATTTATGGACTCGCGTTCAACGTAAATACGTCATAGGTGCGATGGTCCTTGATTCTCATTTCAGTTTCAACTTGAAAGAATCTGAAGTCCGAACCGTCGCCGGTATTCTGAAAGTTGAGCGATAGATAGCGCCCATAGCGGCCGTCGAGTACCGAGGTGCGCGCACTGTTAAAGGACGGTCCTACCCACTTGGCTACATCCCATTGCCCAACATCCCATAAACTAGCGGAAGTATCAGTCGAAACAGAACCGCTGGAAAACTGCCTCTGAAAATAGTCAATGCCAAAGTGGACTGCCTTGGTGGCGTCGAATACGGGCTTAATCCATCTGACTTGTTTGTTTACGGCAGGATCGCCCAGATATCGGGTCGTAAAGCCGCACATATAGTCAACGCCCAAATCCTGTTTGCCCACATCGAGCCGGTTAATATGTCCAACGTCCGATTGTCCTGCTAGGAATTCGCCGTTATCCGCACCGCCATCCCATTCCGCAAACGAGTCACAGTCAAATCCCGTGTAAAACGTCCATGCTAGTTGCGATCCTGCCATGTCGAGATTAGTACAGACCCAAAGCGTATCATTTGGCCCGCCAGCATTGTTGAAACTCAGGAAATACTGCCGTTTCTTGCGATAATACTTGCCCACTGCATTACGAAAGTATGAGGTAAAAAGAGGGTCGATCTTGGCTGATATAAGCGTTACGGTGAACCCGTCTGTTAGGTACATCCCATCCTTGCCGAGAAATACTACACCCACCGGAATAACCGAGCCGTTAGATAAAACTGTTACAGTGCTCGCAGTCCAAGGCGCAATACAACCAACACTTGAATACGGGCGAAACGCGTTTCCTAATAGGGGCGAGCCCTCAAGGCGCCATAGCCCTGAAGTTTTGCCGCATATAAGAACTTGATTGGCTGCTTTTAAAAAAGACGCCGTGCCGCCTTGATTGTCGCTAATATTTAGCAGCGCGGCCGGTTGCCAAATATTGTCTACATTGAGGTCGGAAAACCGCACTCCATTATTTGTGAGGGCATACATGCGGTCAAGGTAGAG